GAGTTCAGATTGAAGGTTACCGAGAGAATCAATAGCTACAATAAATCTACCCTGTAATTTCTTTTCTTGAACCGAAGTTAAAAATTTATACAACGCGTTTCGGGTTTGTTCGATACTAACACACGGTACATATTTGACCTTAGATACATCCAAACCAATACGAGTAGCGCCTTCTGCATCAATAGCATTTTCGGTATCAAAAATAACAGGAATAAGACCTTCTTTTTGAGCGTTAGCAAGAATCTTTTGAACAAATAGTGATTTACCTGTCATCGATTCGCCTGCTAGCATAACTACTCTACCCTTAGGTATACCACCATAAACGGAACCTGATACAATTGCGTTAAGTACATAACTACCTGTATCAATCCAGCTATCTACTCTACTCAATGTACTATCGGAGAGATAAGTAGCAAACGGGTTAATTTCATCAATACTATCTAATGCACTTCGTACGTCTTTATCCATATAGATATAATAAATACTTTACTCTAAAAATCAAGACAAAAAAGAACCTCCCTTGGTGCGCATTGTTAAGAGGCGTGGGAGGTGTTGTTAGATTTATTTAATATTTAGTCTTCAAATAGCTTAATTACCTCTGCATCACCTGTAGGAGCTGCTTGCGGTTGAGGAGTATTAATGCCATTATATTGGGCAATAATTTTGCTATCAAGTTGAACTTCAGATTGAACAATACTAGAGCGGTTAAATGTCCAGTGATTTGCTGCTCGTGAAGCTTGTTCTAGAAACTCCATAAAGATATATGGAATAGATTGAACTTGAAGTTGACCTGTTTGCGGGTTAGGTTGAACGTGAATAATAACAGGGTTATTTAGGGTAAGTGTTGCTTCTGTTTCAGAAACAATCTCACCGATAACTGTACGTCCAATATGATCGATAATAGTAGTAATTTTACTCATGATATATTATATTATAGTAAAGATTTTATTTTTCAACCTTTTTATTATCAGAAAGTGACTTATCAACTTGGCTTTTCCAAGTGAGAATACCCTTCCTCATTGCTTCGATGCCTGGGTGATTATTAACACCTGACCCATCATCATATCCCATCATAATATTAGAAACAATCTCTAATACGCTATTAATGCCAATGTTTTTACCTCTCCAAAAAGCAGGATGTGCTCTCGGTGTATTATCAAATTCAGGTTGATCTAAATATTCCATATTGATATTATATAGGTGTTAAATTCTATTATGCAACTAACTTAAAACCCAAATAGATCATCAAGTTCAGTTTGTACATTATCTGTTGGCTTTCTAATACGCCAACCTACAGAGTTATAGAAGCGTTCAATCGAATTAAATAGAATCTTTTCAAACATTAAGACATAGTCGATTTTAAAAAGATTCTTAAACTCTGCATTATAGTTATACTTAAAGCCAATATTTGTAATACCATACTTGTTTTGTTTTTCTACGTAGAGATATCTAATTTTATCTCCGGAAGAAATAGTCTCACTCTTACCGTCAATTTTTGACATAATCAAATTATGATAATATGCTGACTTAACATGAATAGGCATACCTTTAGCAACTAAAAACTCTCTACACAACGGTGCATATTTCTCATACCCCTTAATACCCATAACGAAAGCAATCTCCTCTGGCATAAGACTCTTAAACACATCAAACGTTTCATTAAGAAGCTTATTAGTCTGATTTTGAGACTGAGTTAACAGCATTGTTTCGATAATCTTTTTAGCGTAAGGTTTAATAGCATTAGGCATTGTTGTACGTACAACTTCAACACCTACATACTTGAACTTATCTACTTTAAGCCCTTCGTCGTCAAGAATATGCATAACGTAACGTTTCTTCTGAAGAAACACAGCAACATCTGCAATACATTCACGCTTAAACACAAATCGACTATCTTTTGTAAGTAGGTTTTTCTTTGCCCATGTGGTAATACCTGCATTTAGATAATCTTCAAGATCATTTACAGTTTTATAAAAATCTGCAGATACTTCATTACCATCTTTCAAAGGTACTTTATCTTTAATACAACCTAAGGAGAAGTAACACGAGTCTGTATCAGAATACACCCAACTTTCATTAAGGGTATGCTTATCAGTAATATTAAAATTTGTAGTTAAGTAATCTTGTAGTAGCTTACCTGCATGCTTAATAACAGCTTGACCAGTTAGTGTTACAGACGATGCAATATCATCATCGCCAATAGGAGCTTGTTTATTACCCATATATCCGTAGACAGAATTTAAAAGTACTTTTTGTACCATCTGTAATGTATGGTATCTACTTACATCTAGCTCTAGTCGTTCTTTCTCTTTTAAGAGCTCGTCTCTTCTTTTTAGTAGTGCCTGTTTATCCATATAAATGCCTGTTTAACCATAAATAAATATATGAGCAATAATGAAAAATATTATGTTTATGCTTATTTTGATCCTAGGATCGAATATTATTGTACCTTATGTGAGCAAGAATTCAACGTCAAACCTGTATATATAGGTAAGGGTAGAGGAAAAAGATATCTTAAGCATCTACATAATAATAAAAAAACTAAACTTACAAATCTCAATAAATTTTTAATAACAAATAATATTGTTCCATGTTATAGTATTTTAGAGTACTTTAATAACGAGGCAGATGCTTTTAAGAGGGAGATTGAATTAATAGCTACGGTAGGTAGAGAGAATATAGATACAGGCCCTCTATACAATTTAACAAACGGTGGTGAAGGTTCAGCTGGTATAGTACTTACTAATGAACAGAAGGAAAATAGGAGTAAATCAATGTTAATTTTTTGGAATAGCTTAGATAAAATGAAAAGAGAAAAAATTGGACAAAAATCTCTTGCTAATAGACATCCTGATAATGTGGCAAGAGGGATAAAGAGTACTTTAGATACAAAACACAAGTGGTCTACTTATTATAAGCAGCAAGTAGAAAACGAAAGATATAATAGCTGGAAGCAGAGTTATTGTAATACAGATATCAAGAGACAACAAAGATCGTTAAAATGTAAGATTGCCAGCAGTAAAAGAGAGATGTATTTTATTACCTTTATATTAGTAAGTACAGGCGAGGCTAGAACATCTTTTTTAAAAGATATGATAAATGAAGGGTACGGTAAAGATGCATTAGAATGGAGAATAAAAGGTAAAACAGATATAGCTTTACCTTATAAGGTAAAACATCTAAATGATTATATTATAATCCAAAAAGTTGAAAAGAAGATCTATTCTAAGCACTCAAGTTGAGTTTCTATTTCCTTTAATTCATCCTTAACTTTTGATAAATCTACCCTTGCAGACATTAGCTTGCTTTTTGTATCTTTTCTCTGATCGTAATAGTGATCAAGAAATTCAGGAATAATACCTTGCTTCTTCTGCGTAAATAAGAAACCTGCCTTAGTAATAGCTAATTCTTCTTGTTTAATAAAAGCGCTAAACTTTTCTTTCGTTAAGTTAAATGATCTACCTGATACATGCTTTACAGTATAGTTATCATCATCTACTTTTTCTATCTTACCTACTTTCGTTTCGGGTGATAGATTAAGCGCAATCATAACGTTCGGATATAGCGAGTTAGCATCAAACGATACTACATTCTCCTTAAAGCCGTGCTTAGGTTCAGCTACATAGGCACCTGGATTCTTTCCTTCAGCTTGGTTACGAACGAAAGTAGATATAACCTCTTTACGTTTACGTGCTTTAATCGTAAGAGCTCCGTTGATGACTGAAATAGTACCCATCGCACCTTCAAGCGTTGTCAAACCTACATAAGAAAGCATTCGTAATAGCGATACATATTGTAACTTCTCCTCAAGTCTAACAAGGAGGTTAACGTCTTGAATGTTATATTTTACAAATGTATTCCAATCAGTCTCAGAAAGTGTAGCTAGGTTAATATCACCATAATCAACCTTACGTTCATTAAGTTCAATCTCACCAATAGCGTCAAGCTTGTAAGATTCACGCAGCTTTAAGCAAAACCTCTTATAGATATCGAGATAGTCAATACATGCAACGCCATTAATATAGTAA